TTTACGTTATGTGCTAAAAATTTTAGTATTATGTCAGGTATGGGCGGTTCTAAACGTTTTTTTCTGGGTGGCTTGGGTATAGCTGACTAATTTTTTTTCAATGTCGTTGTTTTTATTGGTTATAAAGTTCTGCGTATTATGTCTGGAATGGGTGGTTTAAAAAAAACAAACGAAAAATAAAATTGATTTACATATTTTCAAATTATAAAAAATTAAAATGAATTCTTGTACAATTTGTAATAAAATTTTTCTCAATAATAGGGAAAAATCTAAACATACTAATAATCCTGATAAATATTGTCTTAATAAACACAAAATTGTTGAATATCATGATAATAAATATGTTGTTATGGACATCTTGTCTAAAGGGGATAAATTTTTATGTGTTATTGATTTTGATGATTTTAATAAATGTAAACGCCATTGGAATAAAACAGTAGCTGGTTATATTTATACAGAAAAAATTAGAAATGTGAAAGAATATTTACATCATATCATAATGAATGGACAATTGGAGGAAAATAAAACAGTAGATCATATTAACAGAAATACATTAGATAATAGAAAAGCAAATTTCAGAATTATAGATCAAACACATCAAAATTATAATCAAAATAAAAAAAAGCGAAGAAAAACATATCCAAAATTAGTAAAGGATGGAATTAAAGATGAAGATTTGCCTAGATGTGTTTCTTTCAGTTCAAAAGAAGAAAGATTTAGTTTTGAATTGAAAAAAAATGGTAAAAAAATAAAAACAATTAAAGGAACACGGCAATCACTTCCAAATCTTAGAATTAAATTAAATCGTTTAATTAAAAGAATCAAAGAAGAAATAGAGAAAGACCCAAAATTATTTGAATATTATCAAATGTTTGGTGAACTTACAGAAGAAGGTGAAAAATTACAAAAAGAATATGAAGAAATTATTTCACTTTAATCAAATATAAAAATAAAAACTAATCGAATAAAAAAATTGATATAATTATGATATAATTAATATAATATGTCTAAAAAAAAATATACATTTCCGATTTTACCACTGGTATTAGAAGAACTTATTTATAGTTATAAATATCAATTAGAATATAATTATGATACAATTGTAGAAGAATTAAAATCAGAAGAAGGTGATGAAACTATTTTTGAGGTTATATTTTATTTATATGAAGATACATTAAAAAAATATAATTATAAAAAATTAAAAGAATTAAAAGATTTTATGATTGATAGATTTTATAGAGATTTTGATTTTCCACAATATTTTTTTAAAACAGAAGACGGATATTTGACTCAAGATATTGACGAATTTGATATTGAATGGTTTCTTAAACAATAGTAATTTTAAAAACGGACTGGATTTTATTAATACATTAAAAAAATTTTCTCCCATTCTAAATGATTATTTTGCCATTCTTTTGAAAATTCATTATATGGATACCATTTTATTTGATTTATATTTGGATTAAATTTACTAATTAAAATAATTTTGAAATTTTTATAATTTTTTTTCAAAGTTTTAATTATTTCTTCCCAATACTTAATATATATTTCTCGATTTTTATATGAATATGTTTCTATTCTTATAAAAATTGGATTTTTAATTTTTTTAAAATTATTTATTCTTTTAATTAATTTATTTTCAAACTCTTCTAAATTATAATTTTCCAAATATTCATGAGCAAACGTGGCATATTTATTTTTAAATACCCAACTTTTATGATTTTCTGAATATTTTGCTATTTCTACTTTATTATAATTATTAAAATTATTTTCAATCGCATCTTTTATCTTATTAATTTTTATTTTAGACCAATCAAATGGATAACTTTCTTTTCTTAAATTATATTTATTTAGTTGATATGTTACAGAACAATTTCCACCTAATGAAATAAATGATTTTCTTACAAAAATATTACCAGTTATAAAAAAATTTAATTTATAATCAATATATTTTTCTCTTTTCATTAATTTAAAGTTTGTTAATAATTTTATTTTTTTCCAAAAGTCTTTATGATGACAATTTATAATTATAATTCTATTTACACATGAATTATTGATTTGTTTTATTAGATTTTGATTTAATTTTGATAAATTTAAAACAATATCATCATTTGTAAAAAAGAATTTTTCTTTATTATAATCAACTTTTTTGATATTTTCATATCCATTATATTTTATGTCAGACAAAATACTTTGCGAATTACTATAACATAATGTATCCTTTTTATTATCTGAATATAAATAACTTTCGCCTCCAAATGCTTGTATTGAGTTGGTTTTAATATTATTTTTTACAAATTTACGAATTAACTTTGATAATTTTAAATTATTTTGTTGAAAACTTGCAAAACTTTGAAAAACAATATTATTATTAAAATATTGAGGAATATATTTTTCATCTATTCTTGTTCTGAATCTATAATCTAGAATTTTATTACCTTTTATCGGTTTTAAAAGATTATGCAAATAATAATTTGTATTAGATTTAATCATCTTTATTTTCATAATGTTAGTAAATCTCAATTTTTATTTTGATTTTTTCGTCAATTATAAAATTGACGATGATGTTAGATATGAACGTCCTTGATATCCCCAGGGACTACTAAATACAAATGTTCTCTCATATTTTTTTGCTAATTGATAACATTTTTTACAATATATATGATTATTTTCTTTCAATTGTAGTAAACTAAATTTCTCATAACCAATTTGATTACAATCTCGTGTATGACATTTGAGATATTTGAAAATTATATTTTTTATATCAGCATGTAAAAAATTTATGTTTTCTAACATATTATAAAATAATCTAATATATTTTATTATAAAATATATTAAGTAATTAGAATTGAAATATTATTATTTATATTAAAATCAATTTCATATGAATATTGAGAAAAAATTTATTACAGAGTCTCATAAAGGTAATAGTTTAAATATTACTTTTCAAGATAAAGATAGTTTTGTAAATAATGATAAAACTGATTGGATATTTGATGTAAGTAAGGTATATGTAAAAAAAGTTAAGGTTGGTTTATTTGCTATCTGTGAAGTCGTAGATGATTTTAAAGATATGATTAAGAAATGTAAAAAAAATATTTTTCTTAGAACAAATTTTAAAGAATGGCTTTTATTAAAAAATACAACCGAATATAATATTGAGGTTGAAGGTATGCGTAAAACTGTTTGGGTTTGTAAGGTTCTTAAATTTAAAGATTTTCTTAAAATGATTAAATTTAAGGGTAATTTTTCTAAACAAGCCGAGCAGTTTTTTAATTCATTTGAAGATATTGAAATGGTTAAAATTATTTATGGTCGTTGTACCCTTTCAATGAAATGGTTCGATGGTATTAATCGTAGATATCTTAAACGACATAAATTTGCTGAAAATGAAATAGTGGCAATTACAGCTGTTGCTGGTTCAGGTAAAACAACAACTTTACTGGAACTTGCTGAAATTCATAAAAAAAAGAAGATTTTATATTTAGCATTTAACAAAGCATTAATTAGTGAAATACGATGTAAATTATACCATAAGAAGATTCGAAATGTTGCTTGTTGTACATTTGATGGTTTGATGCGGCAAATTTTTATCCAAAAAACTGGTATTAATGGTGAGAATATGAGTATTATTGATTTAAAACCTCAAACGATTGGAAGTGTGTATCCTTGGTTAGCAAATAAACCTTGGAAAGTGAAAAACTATTATTGTATTTGGTTTGCAAAATTTTGTAAACAAGTGGAATATTCATCAATTGACAAATACATTAAAAAAAATTTTGGAAATCAAAAGAAAGCTATATTAAAAAGTTTATGGGAGAAGGCAATGGGAAAAAAATTCTTTACTTTTGATAGTATTAGAAAGATGGTCGAGGTAGAACATTGGGCTAGAGGTTATCTTGATGATAACTATGATATGGTATTTTTTGATGAAGCCCAAGATTGTGACCCTCTTATGTTGAAAATGCTTTTAAATGATACAACAATTCCTAAAGTATTTGTTGGTGATCCTAAACAAGCTATTTATGAATGGCGTGGTGCGATTAATGCTTTTGAAAAGTTACCAACTGATACATTTGTCATTGAGTTTTATAAGACTTTTCGTATTGGAAATCCTGCGTGTAAGGAGATATGTAAGGAATTTGATGATTTATGGATGGTATCTGGTGTTAAATGGAAAACTAATATATATTATGATGCTGAACCTCAAGCAAAATATGTATATTTATTCCGAAGTTGGCGGAGATTATTAACAGCGGCTAGAAATATTGACAAAGTTTGGATTAATAATTTTGATCGTCAAGTTTCTTATATGAAAAAATTACACAATAAGTTAAAAATTTCTAAATTAACTGAAGAAGAGATGGCTGGATTTGCTGATGATTTACCTTCATTTTTACTTAAATTAAGTGAAAATGAATTAAATAATTTAATTTCTGATATCGAGGCTAATTTGGTTCGTGATAAAGAACAAGCTGAATGTATGATGTATACAGTTCATTCGTATAAAGGTTTAGAACACAATATTATTCGTATTTGTGATGACGTTGATATTAAAGATGAAAAAAATATTTATTATGTTGCATCTACGCGAGGTCGTAGGCAAATTATCTTTGACGAACCTGAAGATGAATATGAAGATGAAAGTGATGATGAAGATGATTCAGACATTGCGTATAATAGAGAATTTGGAAATTTAGATAAATTTCTAAGGTGAAATTGGTTGAATTTTAACGGCTTCTAGAATATCATCATCTTCTAGGTCGCAAGGTATAAAATGTAATGGAAAATCTAAAATATTTTTCATGTATGTTTTATGTTGTATATATCTTTGATGAATTGTTTCCGTACATTCAGGTGCTTCTTCATGAAAATTTTTAAATTCGATTCTAGGATTATATTTTGTTTTTTCAAGAAAAATAATAGAAGCAAATCCATAATGACGTACTATTTCCGGATGATTACCACCTTCATTTGTTGTCCATTCATATTTTTGTTTAGATATTTTAAAAGTTATTTCTTCATAAGAATATATTTTCTGTTCCAGATCCTTTATAGATTGACAGAGATATCCTTCATAAAAATTGATACCATCTTCGTGAAATGCGATAACAACAATATCTAAACGAAAATACATATTATAAATTGAATATATGCCAAACCAGATAGAAGAACCAATACATATATATAAATTAATCATCCATGAATGTGGATTACTAATTTTTGCTATTAACGGGCCAATTATTGTGAATAAATACATAAACATGCTTATAGAAATTTTTTCATATGACCGATGATGACGAAAATAAATACTATTTCCATTATCTATTTTGTAAAGAGTTTTCCAATCTAAATTTGATATATTAGAAATATCTGCTAATTTTTCTTGATATTTGAATAATAACCAAAATGAATTTATTTTTAAAAAAGATTCATTAGTAAATATATTTAATCCAATCTTATAATCATGAATAATTTCGTCAAGATTTCGTATTCCTGTTATTATTTGCATTAACTTTAATTTAACTTTGAATAAAAAAATCAATTTACATTTTCCTTTTCCGTTTCCCGATAATTAAAATTGATTTATATATTTTTTATGTAAAAAATAGTATTAAATTTTATTTATTTAATTACTATAAGTAAAGTTTAATATTCAAAATGTTCCCGTTAGAAATTGAAAGTATTATCTATTCATATGTAAAAGAATTTGAAAGTTTAAAATATAAAGAAATAAATGAAGAAATCAAAAATAATTTAATATTATGTGAAGAATGCCAAGAATATAAATTAATGATGAATTGCTCATTATGTTATGAAGATTTTTGTCTAAGTTGTACTTATAAATATTATTATCATATAAATAAAAATAAACAAGAAAAAATTGATCGCACTAATTGCTGTTCAAAATGCATAAAAAAAAATTTATCTCACATTTTAGAAGATGAACCAAGAGGTAAGTATATTATTTATGATGATCCATTTGGTTATTGGACAGATTCATATGAAGAATATGCCTATTATACAGATGAATACGGACCATTTATTGGTGATCTTCATGAAGTAGAATGTCCAAAAAGAATTACAAAAAATTTTTTGAAGAATGTCAAAAAAAAAATTAAAAATTTGTTTTAATGACTATAATAAGAAAAACCAGTCCATCTTTTTAATATTTAATATTAATATATATTATGTATAATATTATTTCAAATACAAGGACAATTTTATTAGGACCTTCGCATACAAGGTTGGTAGAAAAAGATAAATCTTATTGGAAAATAAAATTTCGGGAATTAAGAGATAAATACGATTACTTAGATAAGTGTATTTGTTCGTGTAATATAGTTGTATGGATTAAACAAAAATTAAATTAATTATAAAAAAAATTGAAAATCTTGTAATTAGAATATATTATAAAATGGAATACTTAGATAAAACGTTGCCTAAATTTTGGGATTTAAATACGGAAGATGAATTTCATGAGTTTGATATTCAATTTAAAAACACTTTAAAAAAAGTGTTGTTATATTTAGGAGATTATAATTATGATTTTTCAAAAACATATATTGATAGATTATTAAATATTGTAAAAACTTTTTTACAAATATCAGAAAATAATTTTAATAAGGCTATTTCATTAAATACATCATTGCATTCAGAGCCATCAAGTTTAGATATACACTTAAAACGAAAAAAATTATGTCGTCAATTTCAAGAATATATTATAGAAATGAATGATACAATTGAACGAAATTATTCAATTTTTAGTAATATTCCACATGATTTAGAAAATAATATTTTAAGTTATTTGCCCAATAATGATTTAGATAGACTTTCTAAAATGAATTTATATCTTAAAAATCAAGTTATGTCTATAAAATCAAAACGGAAAGTTAATCAATTGCCACCACTGGGTAGGACTATGTCTTTCAATTTTCAAAATAGAGTTAGGGCTCGCAATAGACGAGTAAAACGTATATTTCGATTATATCCTATTATAATGAATATGATTTATGACTTTGGTATTAGAGAAATTTCGCCTGGAATCCAATCTGCGATATTTTTATCATTATTTGATAGAGTTACAATGAGAAGAATAGATAATAGACGAATGAGATACGGACATAATATTTCGAGTCATTTAAGAAATCAAATTATTATATTGGTCAGACAGTTTATTGATATTATAGAAAGTGGCCATCAGGATATTTATCCAATGGATATTGATGTATTACAAAATAACAGGAGAATTAGGTGGTGATTCTGATAATAGATTATCATAATTTATATCTGATATATCGGTCGTTTTACAACAACCAGGGCAATAGAATAAAGAACCAATTTTAGCGGTTCGATTAATCCAATTCGGCATATCATAATTGCATATTTCTTTACAAAAAACTTTAGTAAAATTATTACAATTATTTGTAATTAAATTATATTCTGATGATAAAAATTGATTACGAAATTTATTTATAATGCATGCTAGGTCAAAATTATTTATATCAATTTGACCAGCAATTAAAGTTGTTTTGTGAAATTCATTAAATAAACCTGGTGGAATTGAATGAATTCCATTTTCATTTGTTTCATTATTTATAAATGGAGCAAATGTCCATTCACGATCATCTATTACAACACCACTATGATATAATCCTATACCGATTTTACTTAAAAATCGGTTTGCTTTTGGATGAAGTTCATAAATATTAATACTAACAATTTTTGTCATTGTATTAAAATTGATTGTTATTATAATATAATATAATAATCAATTTTATAAAAATTAATGATATATGTTGATATGTGTAAATATAAGTCAATAAAAAAAACTAATACTTTATTGGAATTAGGCAAAAATTCATCTAAATTTCCAACCAATGATCATCTTATGGTTTCTACAGATAATCTAAATGATTTTAAATCTGGACCAGGTTATGAAAACATACAAATAAAGTCTTTGATATCAGATAAAAATGGATATAGATCATATTGTATAATTGAAAAAGGAAATATTGAATATCCGCATTATCACAATGGAAGGTATGAATTATTTGTTATAAGTGGCAAATTAATGTATAAAAATTTGGAAACAAATGAAGAATTTATTTTAAAGAAAGGCGATTATTATTGTAATCCACCAAATTTGCCGCATATGTCAATTTGTATTGAAAAAAGTGAAGTATTATGGATATATAATAAAGAACCTGATTGTCAATGTTTATAAATTTTTTAATAAAAAATTTATAAATATTTATAAAATATATATGTCAAATAATAATTATTATAATCAATTAATTGAAAAACTCCAAAAAGATTCATCTAAAGAAAATTTGTATAATAATATTATTACTCCATTCTCATCTTATTATTTATGTGATCATTTTATAGGAGATGAACCATTTATATATTATTTACGTGGCATAAAAGCAAATAATCTTATTAAAAATAAAAATTATGATAGTATAAAAGAGTATGACATTGTACAATGTCAAGGTACAAAAAAAAATTTCTATGATATATTTTGTAAAGAGATATTGCCAAAAATAAATACGAAAATAATTTTAATTACATCATCGTATCGCGGTTCCTGTCCAAGTAGTTCTACAAAACCCAAAATAGAAATGGTCTTGAAAAGTCCTAAAATTTATAAATGGTTTACACAAAATCCAATTCAACATCCTTTATATGATTCTAATACGAAATACATTCCATTTCCATATGGTGTTAATCCACAAACTCTTAGAAGATATGTTATGTGTTTATTAAAGACAAAATCTTCTACAAAAAAAAGAATTTTATTAAATCATTTACATTGTGAATTAACACATAAATGTAGAAAAATTCTTCCCAATGTAGACTATAAATCTCCTACAAGGTTTTTTAATGGTATAACAGACAGCAAATATATATTATCTCCCATAGGTGATCGTAATGATTGCTTTAGACATTGGGAATCACTGGGTCTTGGAACTATACCAGTATGTAATATTAATAATCAGTTAAAGAAACTTTTTAAGGAAAATATGTATTATGTAGAAAATACTGAAGAAATGATAAAAATGTTGAAAGATCCTAAATTTTTAAATGATATCTATAAGAAACCAAATAAAGATTATATATCTTTAGATTATTGGAGAAATTATATATTAACTTTAAGTGGAAAACTATAAAATTAAATTTATTCATGTTTATAAATTTCAATATTTTTTATACCAAATTGAACAGGAAAATTAACTAAAAATGCTTGACCGCAATACTTTTCATATTTTTGCAATTGAGTTTTTGCCATATTTGTTAATGTCATTGTAGTTTTTAATTCAATTATAATATTATCATTTATTACTATATCTGGTCTACAATGACCTATACAAATGTTATCAAAAATAACAGGGAAAATTTTTTCAACTTCAACTTTCAAGTTATATTTGTTTGTTAAATGATGTTGCAAGCATTGCTGATAAATCTTTTCAGAATGTCCTAAACCTATTTCAGAAATTATTTTTTTTCCTGATTCTTTCAAAATTTCTTCAATATTCATGTTTATATTTTTTATATAAATTATATTTAACTTAATTTGAATATAAATTTTGAACATGTTTAATAACGGATGTTTCAAATAAATTATAATTATTAATATCACAAGTTAATTTTTTACATAATGAACTACAAATATTTGAAGAATATCCTTTCATTTGACAACCATTTATTAATGTAATTCTTAATTGATTCATTAATTTACTTTCAATTTTAGTACATTTTTTTAATGCCGATCTAGCAGTCTTTCTTAATTTTGAATATCTAGATTTATCAAG